TGCTCACCAACTTTTACATCTTGTATTTTATCTAGTTTTTCCATTTTAACTCCTTGGTTTTGATTTTCCAGCCTCAGATAAAGCAATTGCAATCGCTTGTTTACGCGATTTTACTTTTTTCTTTGACTTACCTATAGGTAATTCACCTCTTTTGAATTCCCTCATCACCTTTTTAATCTTTTTTTCCGGTTTTGTCATGTTTTTTCTCATTTTACTCATCTCCTCCACGCATTATTCTAACTTTTGGCATCATACCTTGTTGATTTTTCATCATTGAATCAACATTTGGAATTGTTTTACTTAAAATTGTCTTTTCAATTGATGTATTAGCTCTTAATTTAGCTAATTCTTCATTCTGTTCTAGTTTTTCATCTTGATTTGCTTGATTCATCATTGTTTTCATCTTATCAAGATTGATTCTTTCATCAGCTTCTCTTGCTTTTCGATCATTTTCCATTGCTCTAAGGTCTAATTCTCTTGCTCTTAACTTAGCAATTGGATCATTATCAAATTGTGAAGTAATTTTCTTCTCTTCATTCATAAATTCTTCCATCATTTCAGCAATCAACTGAGCTTTTCTTGCTTCGATTCTTTGAGTCATCATCATTAATTGCATTTGCATCTGTTGTGCTATTTGTGGATTTTGTTGCATCACCATTTGCATCTGTTGTATTTGTTGTAACTCATCTCTAAATTCTAATTCAACTTGTTCTTGAGCCATTAAACTAATATGTTCAAAAATATTTTTCTCTAATGCACCCATAATCATTGGATTATTTCTTGCCATGTTTGTTGCCATGAAATTTAAGTGTGCAGTAATATGGGCTCTATGATCTTGACCGGGAAATGCTTGGAAAGGTCTACCTGCTAATGAATCAATGTGTTCTAACGCCGGATCTTTTGGCATTGGTTGCATTGGTTTAATTAATAGTTGATCAATATTTTTTACACCTAATGCTTCATACATATTTCTGTATGCTGCATACATATTGTGCATTTGTGGATTTGAGGTTGCCAGCTGCAATTCCGTTTGCGCAAGTGAGATACGCTGTGTTTGTGAAAAAATGTTAGGGTCAGCAACTGGCAATATATCTACTCGATCATCAAAGTCAGATTGTTTAATCATTCTTTGGCCCCCAACTACATCATACGGATACTCTTGTGGTAGATATAACTTGAATACTCTAGCTAAAATTCTAAATTCATTTTTAAGAGCTGAGTAAATTCTTTTATGAATTGCTGACATGGTTCTTGAACCACGTTCTAATAATGCAACTGTAGTTCCAACTGCTGCTTGTTGATTGCCATCACCAACTTGTAAATCTGCAATAGATGCAAATCGTTGACCTGCTTGAACTACTACTCCCATTAATGCAAGTAGTGTTTGACTTGGTTCTTTAAACGGAAGCATCATAAATGAATCTCTTAAATTTCCACCAGGTGCATCGACATCTCTAAACTCTCCCGGTTGAATTGATTGTGCATCATCTCTAATTCTAATACCACGCATCTTGAATCCAGCAGGTAAATTAGATAATGTTCCAGCGTCCAATAATTGTCTTAATGCAGCTGTAGCAGTTCTACTTAATCCACCAATCATATGAATTAAACCAAAACCATAAAAACCTAAACCAGGTAAAAATTTAAAATGCACAAAATATTGTATCTTTCTTTTCATTGGATCTCCTACTTCATAATTTCTTCTAATAGAAAGTATTTCTCTTGATCCTTCTTCTAAAGTTACAATGTATGGAATTTTAATTCCTGACGGCTCACCAGTCTGTTGATTCACATCTTCAAAACCTTCTAAGTCTAAATCAACATGACACTCTAATAATGTATAAACATCTTCATCTTTTGTTTTTCGAACTCCTTCAAGTTCTCTTTCTTTTTTCTCAACATCTGTTTCTCTATCTTGAGGTTTTCCTAGTTCAACATCTCTATAGAATCCACCAACTTGTTGTTTTCTTAAATCGTTTTCAGAAATTTTTACACGATGAATAATTGCTTCCGCATCATCTAATGAGGTAGCTGTGTACGGAACAATTAAATCATCTGCAGGAACAAATTTACTTACGGCTCTTTGTTCCATTTCGTCATAGTAGACTTTTTTAAAAGCTGATCCAGCTAAAGGTAAATTAAATAACATTTGATCAAATTCAGGTTCATATTCTTTCATCTGATCCATGATTTGATAGTTCATAAAATCTCTAACTCTATTTGCTTGATCTGTTTTTTCTGGAGAAGGTACTCCTAAAATTTGTGTTCTTACCGGACCATCTGCTGGTAATAATTCTTTGTAAGCCAACGCTTGAAATTGTGTGACTGCTTCTGCTAATACAGGATGCGTTGCACCACTTGCTCCTTGAAATGGTTCTGAACGCATATCATATTTGAAACCTAATAAATCTAAACCTGTAGTATAAGTTCTTTCCCAATCTTTTCTAGATGCAGAATAATCCATGTACTTAGAATTTAAATCAGATGCTAAAGCACCTAAAACATCATCAGGTAAAAATTCTGCTAAGTTTGAATAATGCTCATCACCACCTTCTGGAGATGCTGCATTTGGATCTAAATTAATATCAACTGAACCATCTTCGTTTTCAGTGACTTCTACATCTTCTGGTGATTGAGCTTGTTCTTGAGCTTCTTCTACAACTTGTTCCTGAATCTGTTCTTCACCTGGAAGATTAAATTCTTTTCGTGGTTCGTTTGGAAGCGCTTTGTCTATATCTGCCATTTATTTTCTCCGTAAGTTCAATTGTTTTACCAGTATTATAAGAAATATTCAAGCCTTGACTCACGGGCCCTGATTTAGGTGGAATAGTTCTAGTTAGTCGTTTAGTCATTTCTTATTATATCTCTTACTCTAATTAAATCAGGTCCTCCAAGTGGATCTTTATACAATTCTTGTGTTCCACCTCCAACTCCTTTAACTTTAACTAAATTTTTTAATTTTTCTTTAGCTAAATTAGCTAAACTGATTATTCCTTGTCCTTTTGAAGATGAAGGCATAACTCCTTTTAATTGGGTTCCTGCTTCTTTAGAAATAGCTAATTTTGGATTAATTAATTTTTCCTGTATCATAATTCCTGAAGGATCAAATCCTGTTCTTTTAAAACTAAGTCTTGATTTAGTATCTTTGTATTCTGGAAATTGAGCTCTTAGTTTTCTGTCTTCTGTTTGATATTGTTTAAATGCAGCAAGAAGTGCTTTAGCATTTGTTTTCTTTTTATCCAATTCAGAATAAACTTTATCTATTGCTGTTGTTAATGGTTTTTCAAATTTAGAATAACTTTTAATATTAACATCCGATGGAAGATATCCTAAAGTCTTTAATGAGTCTGGAACATTTTTAGAATATAAATGAGACAGTTGTAAATTACCTCTTCCTTTATCACCAGATATTTTTTGCAACATTGAAACAGAAGAGTTTGTTTTTATCCAATTTTCTCTTTTTATTTTAGCTTTTTGTTTTCCTTCATCAGAAGGAATTTTTCCAACAATTGGATATTGTCCTCTAAAAAGATCCGCTGTCCTTTTACTATATTTTTCTTTGATATCATTATATCTTAAAAAATTATCTTTTATTTCTTTTGCAATTTTATTTTTAAATTCATCTGTTTGTAAACTTACTCCAGATTTTTTTGTATACTGATTTCCTCTAGGCTGCATTGCATATCTAGTTCCAAATTTATTGCCTACAGGATATTTATAAACATCTGTTTTAACTGGACTTGTTTTAGGAGGTCCATCAGCAAAACCTATTCTACCTCCATCTGATTTTTGATCTCTTGGAAAATACATTGCAGCGAAATCATTAATGTTCATACCTGTGCCTTTTTCAGAACCTGCTTCTACAAACATTCTTGTCACCATTGACCAATAGTCGCCACCATCTTTAAACTCAATTCGACCATCTACCAATTTTGGTTCCGTAGATTGTGGTTTAATCATTTCATAATAATCTGATGTAGTGATTTCTTTATTCTGATATGCTTTTTGCTGTAAGGTATCTTTCATATACTGCAATGATTCAGGATAAAACATTTTCTTTGCAGCTGG